CTGCTGGAACTACAGGCACTACAGGTACTGCTGGTACTACAGGAGACGGTACTGGTACAGGAGATGGCACTGGCACTGGAGATGGCACTGGTACAGGGGAAGGCACTGGCACTGGAGATGGCACTGGAACTGGTGACGGAGATGGTAACGGTAACGGTAATGGTTCTGGAAGAGGATCAGGTAGCGGCATAGGAACAGGTGTAGGGGCTGGTAACGCTACACGCACTACAGACTCTCTCTTTGGTGATATGCTGAAGCTAGAAACACAAGTAGGCTCTACACAAGAGCTAGTGCCTTTTAGCCTGCTTCCTACACCAGAGCTTATGCCCTACCAGTATGAGCAGCAGCGGCCTTTAGAACAGTTTACACAGCCGCGTATGCTGACAAACGATAGTGGTCTACAGATTAACTTACCACCACGACAATTAACTCAAGAAGAAATGCTACAGCAGTGGCTAGACTCACAGAAGGTTTCATTGTAATGACATACTTACAACTCGTAAACAGCGTATTGCGTAGACTCAGAGAAGATGAAGTAACATCAGTTTCTCAGAACAGCTACTCTAAACTTATTGGAGAGTTTGTTAATGACGCTAAACGCTCTGTAGAAGACTCCTACGACTGGACAGCCCTACGTACTACATTGACTGTAACCACAGACGACACAACCTTTAACTATGTGTTGACTGGTTCACAGAACAGAATGAAGCTGCTGGACGTTATTAATGATACTTCAGACTGGTTCATGCAGTACCGTCCTTCTCGCTGGATGGACAACGCTTTCTTGATTGAGACACCACCTTTAGGCGCTCCACAGTTTTACAGCTTCAACGGTGTTAACGCTGCTGGTGACAACGCTGTGGACATCTACCCTAAGCCTGACGGTGTGTATCAATTAAGGTTTAACGTAGTGCTGCGTACAGCAGACTTCACAGAAGATACAGAGACTCTGGCAGTACCTTCGTCACCTGTAGTGCAGATTGCTACAGCACTGGGTGCTAGAGAGCGTGGAGAGACTGGTGGTACAAGTGCAGCAGAGTTGTTTGCTCTGGCTGACAGAACATTGTCTGATGCTATTGCTATTGATGCGTCACAACACCCTGAAGAAACTATCTGGTATTCTTAATGGCACAACAACTACAGAACATTACAGTAGCTGCTCCCGGCTTTGCAGGTCTTAACACACAGGACTCACCTATTGGTGTTGACCCTTCGTTTGCCGCTGTTGCAGACAACTGTGTTATTGACAAGCTAGGTCGTATTGGTGCGCGTAAGGGCTGGGTAGAGGTGTCTACTAACGGCTCTTCTGTACTAGGTACTAGCCGTGGTATTGAAACTATATACGAGTTTATTGATAACTCTGGCGATAAGGTTATATTGTCAGCAGGTAACAGTAAAGTATTCAAAGGTACTACAACCTTAACAGACATTACTCCTAGTAGTTATACTCCTACAGCTAACAACTGGAAAACAGTAACACTGAACAATCATGTGTACATGTTCCAGAGAGGCAATGAGCCGCTGATAGGAACAGACGAGTCAGGCTCTTTTGTGTTAGAAACTATGTCAGCACATAGCCATAGTACAGGTACTGCTCCACAGGGCAATGAAGTATTAGCAGCCTATGGTAAGTTGTTTGTAGCTGACATCACAGGTGACAAGCACACGGTATACTGGTCTGACACACTTAACGGTCATGCTTGGACAGGAGGTGCGTCAGGTTCGTTAGACGTTACATTAGTATGGCCTACAGGCTTTGACGAGATAACGGCTCTAGCGGCTCACAATGGCTTCCTAATCATCTTTGGTAAGAAGTCTATACTGGTGTACTCAGGAGCCTCCTCTCCTGCTAATATGACGCTTACAGACACCATAGAAGGCGTTGGCTGCATAGCCCGTGACTCAGTACAGCACACAGGCACTGACATCATCTTCTTGTCTGAGACAGGTGTACGTAGCTTTGGTAGGACTATCCAAGAGAAGTCTATGCCCATGCGTGACATCAGCAAGAATGTACGCACTGACTTAATAAACTTGGTGCAGCTCCAGACTAACCCCATCAAGTCACTGTACAGCTCTGAAGAAGCGTTCTACCTGTTAACACTGCCTGACAGCAACACTGTGTACTGCTTTGACATGCGTAGGTCTTTAGAGGATGGCTCACACAGGGCTACTACGTGGTCAGGTATGTATCCTCTGTCCTTTGCTGTGTTGGAGGGCGGTACTATCTACATAGGCATCTCTTCAGGCATTGTTAAGTACACAGGCTACATGGACGGTGCTAACAAGTACGAGATGCGCTACTTCAGTAACCCTATGGACTTTGGTAATACATCTAATCTAAAGTTCCTGAAGAAGTTTAACTTGACTATTATTGGTGGCCAGAACACGCCTACTACACTTAACTGGGGCTATGACTACACAGCTAACTACACTAAGCAAGCCTTTACATTTGGTGAAGCTAACATTGCTGAGTATGGCATAGCTGAGTACAACACCACAGGAGAGTACACCTCCTCTATTCTCATCAACACTCCGAAGGTTAACACTAGCGGTAGTGGTGAAGTAGTAACCATTGGCTTAGAGGCAGAGGTCAACGGCGCTCCATTTTCTATTCAAAAAATCGACATACATGCTCTACTAGGGAGACTTATCTAAATGTCTAATTACACTAAGACAACTAACTTTGCTACAAAGGATTCTCTCCCTTCAGGCAATGCTGCGAAGATTGTGAGAGGTACAGAGATCGACACTGAGTTTAACAACATACAGATAGCGAGTGCTACAAAGGCTGATTCAGCTAACGCTACGCTAACTGGAACAACTACCGCTGTAACCTTAGATGTGTCAGGTACGTTAACGGCTGGTACAATTACTGGAGGTTCTTACTAATGCCTTATGATGCACAAGGAAACTACGTAGCTGATACAGCTACTCCTACTATAGACCCTAGCGGAAATCTTTCTATCGTGCCTGCGGAAACAGCTGGTGGCTTTTTTGGCGGTATATTTGATTTCTTAGGAAATACTGGTGTTAACCAAGCACTGCGCACAGGCGGTGAATACTTCTTAGGCAAAGAAGCCATAGGAGACGTACAAGCACTAGGTCGTCAAGCTCAAGAAAGAGCAACAGCTTTAGCAGAGCAGGGCCGTGCAGGTGCAGAGTTTAAGCCTTACACTGTTACAAGCGGCTTGGCTGGTATAACTACAGACCCTTCTGGTGGCTTTGCTATAGAACTGTCTCCAGAGCAACAGGCTCTACAGGCGCAGCTACAGGGCCAAGCAGCGGGTTTATTTGGACAGGTAGGTCAAGACCCAGCAGCGCAACAAGCGGCTATATTCGAGCAAATAAGGGCTACACAGCGTCCTGAAGAAGAGCGTCAGCGTCTAGCACTAGAAGAGCGTCTGCTGTCACAAGGTCGCTTAGGTTTAGGTTCGGCTGCTTACGGTGGTTCTTCTCCTGAGTTACTGGCGCAGGAGACTGCACGACAGGAAGCTATGGCACGGGCTAACGTAGGCGCTAGGCAGCAAGCACTAGCAGAGCAGCAACAAGCTCTAGCAGGCGCTACAGGACTACTAAAAGCTGGTTATCAGCCACAGAGAGAAGCACTAGGTCTTTTGGAGACTAGTCGAGTACCTGCTGGCTTTGCTGACGTTGGACGTAGGACTGGTGCTGAGCTACAGTCTCAGGTAGGTAGAGTTGGTTTAGAGACTGGCTTGAACTACGAGAACTTAGCTAACCAGCTACGCCTTGCTCAACAGCAGCAACTACTAGGCGGTCTCTTGGGTCAGCAGCCTACATATGCTGAACAGATACAGGCTAAAGAGCTAGGACTTAAATTAGGCGAAGCTGGTGGGTTGTTTGACAACTTAGGCGGCATATACTCAGCAATCTTCGGGTAAGGAGCAAGAAATGGCTACAAATATAGGGCAACTATTACAGCAAGGTCTTTTAACAGGCGTAGGAAGCACACAGCAGCCTGTACAACAAGCTGTGCCTGGCTCTCCTAACTTTTATGGCGAGTTTATGGCAGCTAGAGGCAGAGGTCTACAGCAAGGTCTAGGCCGCTTAGCGCGTGGTGGTGAGCCTTCTACGCAGGAGCAGATACAGGGTGCTATAGCTAAATTAGATTTAAGCAGTCCAGACGATTTAACCAAACTAGCTAAAGTACAACAAGCTCGTGGAGACTTAGCAGGAGCTGCTCAGACTATAGCTAAAGTAAAAAATATGGAAAAGCAAAGATTAGATGAGTTAGATCAAGAAGAGGCTCAGACAGGATTTTTGCAGTTTATTGCTACTAATTATCCTCAGTACACAGGACTAGCACAAACAGGTGTGATTAAACCAGAAAACTGGACTTCTTTTATTAAAGATAAATCAGAAAAAGATAATTTAGGGTTTGGAGGCGCTGACCAGTATGTAGATGAAAAAGGTAATTTGTATTATGGCGCTATGATTAAAGACCCTGAAAAGGGAATAAGATCTGAAATAACTCCTTTACCTGGATCGCCTGAGAGGCCAGTCGGTAAACTCTCTATGGTAGCAACAGGTAATTATGCAGGGTTTACTCCTGAGCAAATACAAGCAGCTAAAAGACAGCTAGCTCAGGATAGAGCAGATATATCAGTAGAGAGTCAAAAACAAAAAGACGAAAATAAACTATTTGCACAGAAACAAGGAGCAGCTCCTGACGAGTACAGCCTAGCTGCAACGGCTGTAAAAAATGCAGACGATATGTTGCTTATTTTAGATCAGATTACCACAGGTGGTTTAACAGCTACTGGATCAAAAGCATTGACCGACACGTTTAACTTAACTGACACCAATATAGGTGAGTTTGACACAATGGCTAAACAAATGATGGTAGCTAAGTTAAAGGCGTATGGTTCTAATCCTTCTGACGGGGAAAGAAGAGCTGCTGCGGAGTTAGTCCCTCAAATTGAAAAAAGCACCAGACTAAATAGAAGAATTATTGAGCGATTTAAAGAGGAAATGTCTAGGAGAGCGAGGAATAGAGAGTATTTAATGACTCCACAGGCGACTACAGAGAGCTATAACAACTTTACTATTGGACAGTATGGTAAATTTTTAGACTCTTCTGACAAGCCTAAACCTAAAACTTGGGACGAACTAACAACAGGAACAAGGGAGAAGTAACGATGGCTGCTTCAAATAACGAACTTACTCTGCCTAGCGGTTTAGTTGTCGAGATTCCTGGCGGTATTCCTGAAGGAGTGGGCAAAGAAGAAGTAAAAGAAGTACTAATCCGTAACGGACTAGCAACTGTCGAAGACTTCCAAGCTCCTGAAGAGTTGAACTGGCTACAAAGAAACATGGAGCTTCCTGTAGGCATGGGAGGAGCTGCTGCTGGGGCTATGATGGGCGCTCCTTTAGGCCCAGCTGGTATGTTTGTAGGAGGTGTTATAGGTGGTGCTTTAGGGTCTGGCGCAGGCTCTTTAATATCAGACGAGCTTGCTGACGAGGAACTAGACTACGCTGAAGCTATGGACGAAGCCCTTATCTCAGCAGGTTTTGATATAATTACTTTAGGATTAGGTAGGATTTTTAAACCAGGTTATTACGCTGCTAAGAAAGCTTTAGGTTTATCTCCTAAAGAAGTAGCTGAAGAAGGCGTGAAGATAGCAGAGAAAGTAGCTGCCAGTACTCCTAAAGCTGGTTCAAGAGAGTCGTTACAAGCTACTCAACAAATCCTACAAGAGGCTACTGATCCCGCTTCTTTGACTGTTTCTCAGACTGGGAGAGCGACAGGGTTTCAAAGATTTAAAGAAAAGGTAGGAGAGCTAGGTATTGTGTCTAGCGCAGGTTCTATTGACAACGCGCAAAAAGTTAATTTAGCTGCTAAAGAAGCTATCCAAGAAGTGATGGACTCAGCCTCCTCTCCAGTAGGAGCCACTGCCGAAGAGATGGGACAATCTATGTTGAGCGTCCTTACAGCAGGAAAGCAGGCTATGTCAGACGTTTATGGCCAAGGTTTAGATACAATAAGGAAAGACGTAAGCAGACAAACAGTCCCTACAAGCATTATACGGACTAAACTTAACAGATTCTTGAACAAAGGCCAGAGAAAAACATTTAGTATTTATAGTGATGCCACAAACAAGTACATAAACGATTTGTTAGTAGGACCTTTAGATACTAAAAGCATGTCTGCTAGAACTTTAATAGACTTGGATAAAAAAATAACTCAGGATATTAAAGCCTTTAGTGATGTAAATAGCGGATTATATAATGACGTAGCTGCTAGAGAACTTGGTTCTATGGTAGATGTTCTAAAGTCATCTTTTATTAACACGTTAAAAACTGTTGATCCTAAAGTAGCTAAAGAATATGAACTTTTAAAAAGCTCTTATAGCGAGGGCATGAAAACTATACTGCCTAAAGTTAACAAGTCTTTTGTTCAAAACGCTAATGACGCTAAATTTAAAAGTCTAGGTAGCTTAGTTACTAGAGGAACATCAACAGATAATGTAAGGGCTTTGCTTAAAAGTGTTGACGAATCTTTTGCTCAAGTTAAAAAAGCTGGAGGAGATACAGCAGGAGCCTTTAAAACAGCAGCAGAAGCTAAACAAGCTATAAAATCAGGCTATCTTCAAAACCTTCTTCCTAAAGTAGAAGCTGAAGACTTTACTATAAAAAGCTATTCCCAACTAGCAGATGAGTTTAGTAAGCCAGATAAAGACGAAATGCTGAAGTTAGTGACGGGAGCTGACTACGGAAGAGTTAAACAGCTATTTAACCTCATGGCAGAAGCGTCTGCAAGACCTGAAGGAAACATAGGTTCTTTGGTGCTTCGTGGGCAGGAGTTCCAGACTCTTGGCGCTATCCCTCAAGCTATGCAGGGCATGGCAATAGGAGGTGCTGGTGTTTCTGGTGGTCTTATTGGTTTAACAGGCTCTGCTGCCATTCTTCTCGGCCCTGTATTCTTGGAGAAAGCTGCTAGAAATCCTAAAGCTATTAACAAATTACTTGCGTTTGAGAAGACTAATTTTAAAAACGACACAGCTAGAGACAATGCTGTTGCTTTAATTGTTGCTGAAGTTATGGACGGTCTAACAACAGAAGAACAAGCGGAGATAAGGAACCAATATAGGTAAAACTAAAAAGCCCTATGTAGTTTATTACATAGGGCTTTTTAGTACTAATACACCGTACATCTACAACTTTTTAAACTATCTCACACGCACCACCTACACATGCTAACTCTTGACTTCCTGTCGTGTTATCCTCTTCCTCGTACTTCTCTAGGTCATCCCAATCCACCCCCTGCGGCATAGACGCTACTAACTCATCATACTTCTCAGCGTCGATGTCCTCATAAGGAGCTTGTTGATATACATGGTCACTATATGGCAACAAACTAATCCCACTACACAAGTCAAAGTTCTCCCATATCCACTGTGCTACTTGCAGGAACTCGTTATCAGTGTAATAAACAGTGATGCTTGGTTTATGTTCGCACCAGTGGTTCTGATATGCTTTCCAAAGTTCTAGCTGCTGCATAGCTCCTACCTGCTTGACGGTCACAGAGGACTCTGGAGCCTTCACAGGGAAGCTGAAGACTGAAGACGTAGGTGACATCACATCCTGCTCTACAGGGAATCCTGACTGTGCCATGAAGACTGCAAGCGGGTCTTTATGGTCGCTACGTACTCTGCGAATGTAATGCTTAGAGAAGCGAGGATGGATACCAG